AAAGCGCCATACTATTGTACCTGGGTCTAATAATGCGTAAACAGCCATAGAATTTATATTAGCTCCTAAATTACCGCCACCATCTTTTTTAAGCGTTATACAATTATAAGTATCATTATATACTAAATAAGGAAGAGTAAAGCTATCTACAGGAACCCCAGTTCCATCAGCCGATTCAAATAAATCAATTCGTATTGTATTTGCTACTACATTAGAACTAACATATAACCAAAATGAAATACAATCATAGTCAGACATATCTCCTGTTTCAGCGGTTGCTGCCCATGCCATTTGTCCTGTAGCAAAAGCAGAAGCAGGAGTTAATTCTAATCCATGAGAACCTTCTTTTCTATAACTAGTAGTATATGCTCTAGTAATATTAGCTTGTGCTGTCCATCCTTCGTTATTACAAAGATGTAAGGTTGAAGTTAAAGCACTAGATAATGTAATTGTAGCACTATTATGTGTCCAAGTTGCGGCTGCATCAATAGATACTGGGTCAGGAGATTTAGCAAATTTAACTGTATCTCCCGCTGTGCAAGTAGGAATTGTGTTTTTAGGTCCAGCTACATTAGTTGTAGTTATAGCCTGTGCTCTTAATGTAGTATTAGATGTAACATAACCAGTAGCAGAATAGGTATCATATGGATTTCCTGTAGTAATACAATTTCTATAAGCAATAATAGCTACTTGCATTTTAGGAGTAGTAGCATTATTGTGACTAAATGTATATGTACCACTTTCAGTAGAACATCTTTTCCAATAAATAGAAATTCTTGTGTTTGTTGGTGTAAGAGAGCCTATTACAGCCCAACCAGCAGGAGGGGTTATTGTTGGTACTGCACCACCAGAAGCCATAACTAAAGCAATCATAATATCATTATCAGCTATATCAGCAGGAGCAGCAGCATCAACACTTTGGTCTGCTTCTCCAATTATACTAGTGTTTACAAGAGCTATAGGAGTAGCACCAGCAGGTTTTAAGGCGAGTAAAAAAGCCCCTTTTTGTGTAGCAGTACCACTTAATGTTGCATCTGTTTGAGCTATATCTGCATAAGAATACATATCAGCAAAAAAGGAAGTATATGCTGTTTCAGCATCAGCAGAATCTAATCTTTCTGTAAAGTTTGCTGGGGGAGTAACAGTAAAAGAAGATGCTCCAACAGAACCGGCAAAAAGAATTAAATATTCATCAATAATACCATGAGGCTGTACCAATGTAGAACCATCATAGTTTGCACTTCCTAGTAGATAATCTACATGATAAGTAGTTGCCATTAACTCACCCTCTCTCTTTTAGACATTATATTTCCCAATCTAAGGTTACATCACCATCAGAAGCGGAAATAGAAAGTGTAGGCGGTTGTAAAGTTTTATATTTAACAACAACTAATCCAGAACCACCATTACCAGGATTATCATAAGGCGGCGCACTACCATTTCCTGCACCAGAACCTCCACCACCAGTATTAGGTTGTCCATAAGCTGTTTCTTCATCAGTATCACCATATCCACCACCATGAGTAGCTACACCATCATGGTCAAACGCATTTCCAGCGCCACCACCACAATATCCTACAAAAGTTCCTTCTTCAATAAAATCTGAGTCTAATCCTGCTCCACCATCACCAGCCCATCTATCTGTAGTACCACCATTACCGGGTTGTTCACCAGCACCACCCATTCCACCACCACCACCAGAAGCATTAGTACTAGCACCACCTTCAATATCACCTTCAAACCATCCAGCACCACCATCATATCCTACACTTCCAGCACCACCAGCACCATGAGCTTGATAACCTCCACCACCACAACCACCATCACCACCATGATTTTCTGTATTTAAATAGCTACCGCCACCACCGCCACCTTCTGCGGTATAATCTCCAAATACACTATCTTCGCCTTTAGTTCCTCTACCATATCCTACACCAGCAGCACCACCAGCACCAACTGTAGCTGGCATACTTCCTGATAATGTTTGTGCGCCAGTTAATAAAGCACCAGCACCACCACCACCAGCAGTAGCAGCATTATCACGACTTCCTCCACCACCGCCACCACCAATAACTAAAACTTCAGCTTCAGCAGTACCAGTACATACTAAAGTACCATCTTCAGTAAAGATATGAACTGTATATTCACCGTGTACTTCTTTAGTACCCCCTGTGGCAGAGAAATAGGCCATTAGAACTCCTGTTCTATCAATTCTAAATCATCTTTGGCACCAGCAAGAACAATCTTTCCATTAGGATAGATATAGTTGATTACCTTGATTGATTTTCCATTTATATTTTCATGCCAACCAACAAGGTAAACCACACCTTTAATTTTTCCTACTAAATCCATGAATGTTCTTCTACGATAAATGAGTTTTTGGGAAGGACGTTCAAATTCAACAGAAAGGACAAGCTTATTTTCATCACTAAGCATAGCAAAGTGAGAAAGCTTGTCCCTTTGTATATCTGCATAACGATTCTCAGAACCGTCACTATTAAATTGTGCTAAAAACGTTTCATCGTTATAAACGGCTACCCATTTCATTGATAAGCCTCTCTTCCTATATTATTTTTTCTTTTTTCTTTTACCTCTTGGAAAAGTCTTAGTTAAATGACCTTCTTTTGTGGCTGTTTTTAAGCCTTTTTTGAATGCCGGTTTCCCTTCATTCTCCATAGCATGATAAATTTCCATAGCCTTTTCTCGGCCATATTTTTCTATTAGCGTTCTAGCTAATGATGCATTATATGGCATTTAAACCTCTCTTATGTTTCGTCGTATCTAAACGTACAAGTTTCTGCTGCCAACGCACCAGCAACGGCACTATCAGAAACAACTGCTTGCATTTCAAGATACTGACTAACTTTACCAGTATCGGGGTTACTTATAGAACCAGTCATAGATAATGGAGAAGCAGAAGTATAGGTTGCAATATCCGTATTCAAACCTTCATCATTACCAGAAGTACCTTGTGTTCCTTCAGGCTCAGTATATGCATCTGCAACAGCACCTTCTACAACAACACCAGTCCATCCAATAGTACCATCTGTGTAGAATTTGATGTTATTAATAGTACCAGTAGGAGAAGTATCTGCATTAAGATAAATAGATTTCTTAAAGCTATAATTTGTACCTGCTGGGTCAGGCTTCACCATAGGATAGTCTGTGCCAGGGTTATAATCATCATCTGTGCAAAAACGCACATTAGTTACGGTAGTAGCTACAGGAGTAGCACCACCATTAACTTCTTTCACGCTCATTGTAGCGGCCAATTAATTCACCCCCTTTGCTTAAAAATTATGGGTATATTCATTTAATTTACTTACTATCATATCGACAACAAGAGCTTGGAAATTAAATTCTGGAATCCAACAAAGCTCTTTTCTCGCCCGAGTAGAGTCTCCTAATAGAGTTTGTACCTCATTAGGTCTGTAGTATTTATCGACAGATTTAACTAAAACCTTTCCTTCTAAATCATATCCAATTGGTAAGTCATCCTTAGTAATCCAGATAATATCTATCCCGAAATAGCTGTACACAGTGTTAACAAATTCAAAAATAGAATGTGTTTCACCAGATGCTAAAATAAAGTTTTCTGGCTTATCATTCTGAAGCATCAACCACATACCTTCTACCATATCCGCAGCATGACTCCAATCTCTTCTAGCTTCCATATTACCTAGTTCTAATACAACATCTTCGCCACAAATTTGTCTAACTATGGTGTCAACGATTTTTTGGGTGACGAATTCAATTCCCCTGCGGGGGGATTCGTGGTTGAAGAGGATGCCGCAACAAATAAACATTCCATAAGACTCTTTGTATATCCTAGCCATTTCATGTGCAAATAGCTTTGAAACACCATACGGACTCCTTGGTTTGTAATGTGTCTGCTCAGTCTGAGGAAAAGTAATACCATCAAACATTTCACTAGAACTAGCCTGATAGATTTTGGCTTCTGGACACGTTTGCCTTGCTGATTCAAATACATTTAACGCTCCTATTCCAGTAGTGTTACTAGTATGAATTGGTTCATCCCATGAAATTGCAACATAAGATTGAGCCGCTAGATTATAAATTTCATCTGGTTTGACTTTATTAAAAAGTCGTATTAGAGAAGATAAATCAGTAATGTCTCCTTCTTCCAAATGAAGATGTGGTTCATTTAATAACTGTTGAATGTTTTTATAGTTTGGAGTGCTTACTCTTCTAACTATCCCATAAACCTCATAGCCTTTATCTAATAGATTTTCTGCTAAATAAGAACCGTCTTGGCCTGTTAATCCTGAAATTATCGCTTTCTTCAATTGAGTCTCCTTTCTATAAATAAGAGCCACTACTTTTGAGTGGCTCTTGGAGAGTTTTTATAGAGGTTCTCGCTTCGTTCCTCTTGCACCTTAGTTAAACGCCCAAGTTCCAACCTGTTGTTTATGGCGTAACGATTCGGGTGCTGTCTATAGTATATATCGACAAAATTAGTTAGACTTATAACGAAGCATTTTCCATGTATTAGCTCCAACTATGCCATCTACTTCTAGACCATTTTGGGTTTGAAAAGCTTCAACCGCCACTAAGGTTTTGCTTCCAAATTTACCATCAAGGTCATCTTCTGTCCAACCAACTGTAACACCAATTTTGTATAGCACTTTTTGTACCCAAAGAACATCTTTACCATCTAGACCTTTTTTAAGAACTCTATCTGGTCTTTTAGCTAATAACTCAGTCCAAGTAACAGTACCGATAATCCCATCGCTTGTAAGCATTTTACTAGCTTGAAAAGAACGAGCCATAGCATCGGTCTGTTTACCAAATGTACCGTCAACAGCTATATTGTATCCATAATATTTCATTAAATCTTGTGCTTCGGTTACGTCTTTTCCTTTCATCATTGGTTCTTTTAATGATAAGGTTCTTCTATAATCATAGTTTTTAACTGGTTCACCAAGATATTCAAAATGCATAGTGTCTTTTACATGAACATAGGTTCCACCCCATTTAAAACCTTCTTCTTTAAAAATCTGTACAATTCTAGGAGGAAGGTCTGTTATTAATTTGTTATCATAACGCATTGGATTTTGCTTAGGATTTATATCTATAGCTACTGGAAAAGCATGATTACTAGTCTGGTGTGTTCCAGCAATATATCTTTTGCTATAAGTATACATAACTTCCCAATGATAGCTAGTATCAAAACCTTCAGCAACAAGTTTCTTTTGCACATTCATAAAGGGAACAACTGCCCATTTATGCCAAAGCATACTTTTTCCCATAAAACTAACTCTTACTACATATTCATTAAAATATCCTGAAGACCAAGGGTTTCCCCATTTGGAATAAGGAACAGTTCCAAGAATATTAGCATCAACTTCTTCTGGAGCATCCTCATTAGGAACTACGTCTGTGTCTAATAACTTAGGATTCTCTTCTAAGAAAATTTCATCCATCAGTCTTTCCTTTCGTATTGTAATACACTGTACCATTAATTATAACATAATCTACGTCTGGTTTCACTTCTTTCATAAAGGTTACATCAGGAACCTTTTCTTTTATTCTCTGTTTAGTTTCTTCTACTCGTTCTTCAATTGAAGGAGTTGCTTCTTCCGTAAATACTGGCGCTTGAACAGGAGGTATTTCAGTAGAGCTAGTCATAGTAGTAGCAGTTCCATTTTTTCCATTTTTAGCAGCTTCAATTCTTGCTGTTGATTCTTCTTTAGAAGCTTTAAGCTTTAATCCTGCCGAAGATGATATAGAGTTAATTAGTTTACTTCCAGCACCAAAAACAAGACCATAAATACCAGCCGTAAATTTATTAAACAAGGAACCTTCACCAGCGGTTAGAACAGGCCATAAAATAAGTAATGCAACTGCTAATCCTAAAGCAATAGAAAGGGCAAACCACACTTCTCCCGGCGTTTTTTGTACCCACCCCCAAGGTAGTTTATAGTAAAGTCTCTTGATAAAATCAAGGACAAAGAATATTGCTGTAGATACACCAGCAATAAGAGCCGTATCTTGAAGTGCAGATGCCCAATCTATTGTTTCCACAATTTATTTGCCTTTTTTAGCGAACGTTACTTCTTTAGGTTTTCTTTTAAATATATCTCTAAATCTAGGTTTAAATCCTAATGCTCTATCTTCTACAATCTTACGATTATAGACCTGAGTTACACCTAGTAAGGCTCCAGCAACAATTAAACCGTTAAATACGGCTAGAATATAGCTAGGCCATTCACCATTACCAAAATATGCAGTAACACCAACAACAACTGCTACAGAAAGAGCTAGAGCAGCAATTCTATTTACGAATTCTGTCCAGTAAATTCCTAAAACAGCTTTAAGAATAGTTAAAACTAGCGTTACAGCAGCAACGGCACCAGGAAGAGTTGCTAATCCCTGCCAAGTAATTTCTTCCATTTATTTCTTTCCTTTCTTTTTAGTTTTACACTTATTTCTTATTTCCATTTTTCATCCTTGTCCTTTCGCTCCATTCTTTTGCGTCTTTTCTCTTTCTGCTGTGTATATTCATCTATTTCTAAGGCTACGGCTTCATCCATTCCATTTTTAATTAGGTAATCATAACAGGCAGAAGGTAATTTTCTGTCTTTCTCTTTTTTCATTACGCTCCTTTTAAAACCCCCAAATCTAGAAAATCAACTTTATGTCTAACAATTTTCTTGATACCATCAATATCGGCTACTTTCATATGCAATATAACCCCGCCAACATCAGGGTCTAGCCGTTTTTTAATAAGGTAATCACTCTGAGCTTCAAAACAAGCAGGTAGTAATACAATAGAGTCACGATAGCTAGGCATATAAAGAGAAATATGCCAATGCCCTATAATAGACACATCACAAATTGATTCTGCTTTTAAACTATCAAGAATTCTTTGTGGTTTGTAGCTACGAACTA